AGAAAAATCGCTTTGCAGATCATCGCCATGCTCCGGTTGGGTTGGGTTGGTGGAGCGTACTCATTATATATGTGTGCGCTCTAGCAATCCTTCTCGGTAGGCGGTCGGTCCGACTTGGGCGAGTTACATCGGGCCGCCTAACCTCCGTGTCTTGGGTTTCCCTTCCCGTTCCTTGATTCCATGTGCGTCATTATTTCACAGCTGAAGTGCCTTGTCAACAGGCAAAGTGAATAAAAGTGAAGAAAAGTTTGACATAGATCAAGTTTTATAACACTACTATTGTTGTTGTAATCCATGATCTGATTGTTTTTACGGCGTTTTCAAGGTATGCTGCTCGCACGTGCAAAAATCGGCGAGAGCATAATGAGCAGGTACAGCATCACGACAGAGTTGAACGCGGCCACCGCCGAGACAGAGTTGAACGCGGCCACCGCCGAGGAGGCTGTCAGTCTGGTGGCGGTCGGGGACATTGTCGAACTGCTGAACCTGGACATGCTCATGCAACCGCATGGGGGAGATCGGTCCGCTGGGGATGTAGAGGAGGAGTTAGATGACGAATCAGACTGATCTGCGTATAGGGTATCTCAGCGATGACCGGGGTAGGCCCTCCGCCGTTCGGCTCTATGGGATGATCTGCGTGGTGTCTGGAGTACTGCTGGCTTTCGCGTCAACGTGGATGGATAGTTGGGTTGGCGCGTCTCTATCGATGACACTGATTTGCACCGCGTATACGGGGAAAGTTGCGCAGAAGGCGTTCGAGAGTGTGAATAAGTCACAAAATCAGCGTGAATAAGTCACAGGAAATTGTTACAGATTGTGACATAATGCTACAAGGAGGTATCAACCATGTTTTTGAACCGGTTAGATCATGAAATGCGAGAGGCTGATAACGAACACGGTCATAGCGATCAAGCCAGAGAATTACGGCTGGACAAGATCGCCGTTGCGGTTGTTGTATCGGCCTTGACCGCGTTCGGCGGTATCCTGTGGTCGCTACGTTCTGATGTCTCGCAGCTAGAGCTAAAAAATGCTGAGCTGAAGGGCGCTCAAACTACCATCCTCTCTACACTAGCTGACATACAGTCGAAGGGGAGCGCGACGGCGCAACGAACAGAAATCCTCGTTATGGGGTTGCAGGATAGGTTTGGTAAAATTGAGGATTTCATGTCACGAGGTCCTAGATTTACACGGGATGATGGGGACAGAATTGAAAAAAGGCTTGAGAAGATCGAGCAGCGAATTGAAACTTTACACCCATCCGCCCCGCAGAACAGACGGTAATGTGATATGCCATTGAAAAAAGGTTTTTCTAAGAAAACCGTACCGATGAATGAAGCGTTGCCAGCGGAGTCGTGGCAGGATATGCTTTGGCGGAAATATGAGGCGTTGCAAGAAGAATTAGATAAGCTTGGAGAATTTTTAATGTCAGAAGAGTTTGATAAATTAAGTAATCACGAAAAAATGTTGTTCTTTTTTCAAAAGGATATAAAGCTTTTAAGCGCTAACTTGCTTCTGTATCGAATCGAACTTGGTGAGTAAGGTTGTCATGTTAAAAAAAGGTTCTTCTAAGAAAACTGTCTCAGCGAACATACGCGCTGAGATGAAAGCCGGCAAGCCGCAAAAGCAAGCGGTGGCAATCGCGCTTGACGTTGCACGGCGTGCTAAAAAGGCGCGTAAAAAGTGAATTGTTGAGAACAAAAAGGTAACAATTTAATTATGTTCGAGAAAGGCAAGAGCGGTAATCCAGGAGGTCGTCCTAAAGACCCGATGGTTAAAAAAGTAAGGGAGTTGGCATTGCAAGCATGTCCGCGTGCCATAGCAAAATTAATTGAAATAATGGAGAATGGAGAGGATAGATATTCAATTCAGGCTTCTAATAGTCTATTAGATCGTGGAATTGGCAAGCCCGTTCAGACTACCGATAATGAAGCGGGTCAGATCAAGGTTATTCTCGTGAATAGGGACGGCGTGCTTGATGTCGTGCGGGATGATGGCGCGCAATAACCTTGTGCCCTGTATCCAGATCATCCAAGGCGATTGCCTGGAGGTATTGCCAACACTCGAAGCGGACAGTGTGGATAGTGTCGTTTGTGATCCGCCTTATGGTTTAGGCTTCATGGGGAAGGATTGGGATCATGGCGTACCCGGCGAACACTACTGGCGCGAGGTGTTGCGGGTGGCGAAGCCTGGAGCATATCTGTTGGCGTTCGGCGGGACGCGCACCTTCCACCGGTTGACCTGTGCGATTGAAGACGCTGGCTGGCAGATTCGGGACTGCGTGATGTGGCTCTATGGATCGGGGTTTCCGAAGTCGCTGGACGTGAGCAAGGCGATTGATAAGGCGGCAGGGATGGAGCGGGAAGTGGTTGGGATTGGCTTGCACGCCGCACATCGCCAATCCCAACCATTCGGGCAGGGCGTGACACAAGAAGCAAGCAGAGACACAAGAAACATCACTGCCCCCGCCACCCCCGAAGCCCAGCAGTGGCAAGGATGGGGCACGGCGCTTAAGCCCGCCTGGGAGCCGATCATCGTGGCGCGCAAGCCGCTCATCGGCACCGTCGCCGAGAACGTGCTGACGCATGGCACGGGCGGGATAAACGTGGATGGGTGCAGGGTGGAGGGCATGGCGCCTGTCACCGTGCAAGGCCAGTCTGCAAGGGCCGGGGAGGTCTATGGCGCAGACCAGCGAGATCAGCGGGTGTTTGAGCCGCACACCTCCGGCCGCTGGCCCGCGAACCTGATCCACGATGGCAGCGAGGAGGTGGTGGCGGGGTTTCCGGTGACAGTACCAAGTAGTTCGATGCTGAATCCCGGAAGCGAACGTAGGAGTCAGTTTGGACAGATAGTCAGCAGCGCGCGGACAACAGGTTATACCGATACCGGCTCCGCCGCTCGCTTCTTCTACACCGCGAAGGCGAGCAAGGCGGATCGGGATGAGGGGTGTGAGGGGATGCCTTCCGTGGCCTGCGGAACGATGGAAGACGACAACTACGACATCAAAACCGGAAGCGGAAACAGCAGAGACACGCAACGCCGCAACCACCACCCCACCGTCAAGCCAACCGCCCTCATGCGCTACTTGTGCCGCCTGGTCACGCCGCCAAAGGGTATCGTCCTGGACCCCTTCATGGGCAGCGGTTCCACCGGCAAGGCGGCGATTCTAGAGGATTGCTGTTTCATCGGAATCGAAATTGACCCGTATTATTGCGAAATCGCTCGCTGTCGCCTGGAGCAGGAATTGGCGCAGGGACGGCTGGATTTAACGGGGTAACAATGGAAGATTCGATCTCATTGCCGCATAATTGGAAGCCGCGCCATTACCAACGGCGGGCGTGGGAGGCGCTACGTGACGGCGTGAATCGCGTTGTACTGGTATGGCATCGGCGGGCTGGAAAGGATGCGGTTTGTATGTACTCGGCCAGTTGTGCAGCATTCGAGCGGGCTGGAAACTACTGGCACATGCTTCCAGAGGCTGACCAGTGTAGGAAGGCAATCTGGGAAGCGATTAACCCAACAACGGGTTATCGGCGGATTGATGAGGTTTTCCCAAGTGAGGTTAGGTCCGGGCGTCCGCGTAACCAAGAAATGATTTTAGGTTTGGCAAGCGGGTCTAGTTGGCAATGCGTCGGCAGCGACAACTACAACAGCCTCGTCGGGGCGTCCCCAGTGGGAATTGTCTGGTCGGAGTGGTCGGTGGCGAATCCGTCATCCTGGGCGTACCTGTCACCCATCTTAGAGGAAAACGGCGGGTGGGCGCTGTTTCCGTTTACACCGCGTGGCGAAAATCACGGGCTATCACTCTACGAATCCGCGTCTGCAGATCCGAAGTGGTTCTGTGAACGGCTTACGGCGGATGATACGGGCGTTTTCACCCAAGCTCAACTCGACCAGGCGCTGAAGGATTTAACCGGCGTGCACGGCGCGGCGCTTGGTACGGCGATGTTCCAGCAAGAGTATTACTGCTCGTTCTCTGCCCCCGTGCTTGGCGCAGTCTACGCGGCTGAAATGGAAAAATGTGAGCAAGAGGGAAGGGTTAGATCGGATTTATGGGATTCAGCACTTCCGGTGTATACTGCGTGGGATCTGGGGCATTCTGACGCGACAGCGATCTGGTGGTATCAGGTAGGTATGGACGGGGTACGGATTATCGACTGGTACGAAAACTCACAGCAGGACCTTGCGCACTATGCGGGGGTTGTCCTTGGCCGGCGCTGCGAACAGACCACAACGGGGAACATCCAGATTGTTCCCGGCATCATGGACGCAAAGCACATGCATCGCATCCGTTATCGTTACGCCCATCATTACCTTCCCCCTGACGCTAGACAGAAAACGCTATCCGCTTCCGGCTTGTCGGTCGAGCGCCAGCTAGCCGCTATCCTCCCAGGCGTCCAAATATGCGAAGTCCCCAACGACTCTAACCTTGACGCCAGCATCCAAGCTACTCGCGCCAGTTTCCCTCGTTTTTACTTCGATGCCGAGCGCACCCTTGAAGGGCGGCGGCGAGTGCGGCAGTATCACTACAAGTATGACGATCGGAACAAGACGCTATCTGGAAAACCTGTGCATGACTGGACTTCTCACAGTTCAACGGCGTTACATGTACTGGCGTTGTCGTGGCGTCCGGTGATGGATGAGCCAGTCAAGCCGGCTAGACATGCTGCTGGCGGGTGGAAAGTCTGATGGCTGTTGTTGCTTTTCGCCAGCCGCTGCAAGATATTCCTGATGATGATATGGAACAGGATGATATTCAGGATGCCGAAGAGGATAACAGCGAGCTATTAGACACACTGGTTCAGTGGGTTGCAGACTCAGAGGATTATTTCGACGGGGCGAACGAAAGGGCTAGGCGGGATAGGGATTACTATGATGGGAGACAGTGGTCAGATACTGACGCCCAAGAGCGACTTGACTTAGGCCGCGCCGTAATTTGCGTAAACAGAATTGCAAGGAAAATACGTTTCTTAAAAGGGATTGAGTCGTCTAATCGAACCTCGGCAAAAGCGCTTCCTCGTACGCCGGCTCATGAAAAAGCGGCGGAAGTTATCACGGAGGGTTTGCGTTATGTTGCTGACTTAACGCGCATCGATAAGAAATTCAGCGATGCACACGAAAACCTGCTTATCGAAGGAATAGAAATACTAGAGGTAGGCGCAAAGCAATGTAACGACGGCACGATTGATCCTGAAGTAAGGAATATCCCTTGGGATAAGTTTATTTACGACCCGTATTCTAGGGAAAAGGATTTTTCTGATTCGCGTTATTTGGGCGTGCAGGTATGGATGGATTTAGATGTAGCCATTGGAAAATGGCCCGACAAGGAAGATATATTAAAGTCTGGGGTAAATGAAAGCCCCGATAGCGAGACGTATGAAGATAGGCCAATGTGGAGGGTGAATACAATCACGGGCCGCGACAGGGTTTGGTTAATTCAATTATATTGGAAGGATGACGGTGTATGGCAACAGGCTATTTTTACAGAATCGGGATTCATTGCGGGTCCTGAACCCTCATTTTATGTCGATGAGTACGGCAAGCCGGAATGCCCTATTATCGCCGGTTGCGCGATGGTAAATGAGGACAACGAGCGCTACGGTGTTGTGCGGGAAATGATTGACCTTCAGGATGAGATTAACGTACGCTCAAGCAATGACATAGATTTTAGCAAGTACCGGCAAACCGTTGGCGAGCTTGGCGCAGTTCAAGACGTAAACGAAACGAAAAGGGAACTGCAAAAGCCTGGGGGACATGTGCAAATCACTCCAGGAATGCGGTTTGAAGTTTTGCCTACCAGCGATTTGAGTCGTAATAATCTTGAGGCGCTCCAGTTTGCGAGAAGCGAGATTGAAATGATGGGGCCTAATGCGTCCATGCTTGGGAAGGATGCACGGGCACCATCGGGCAGGGCTATAATTGCGTCTCAAGAGGGCGGAATGCACGAACTGTCCCCGTTTGGGGATTGCCATAACGATGTAAAGTTACGGGTCTATAGGGCGGTCTGGGCGCGTATTAAGCAGTTCTGGCAGGCTGAAAAGTGGATACGAATCACAGACGATAGGAACAAACCGTCATTCATCGGGCTGAATGTTCCTATCACTTATGGACAGTTGATTGCGCAGCAGAATGGTGGGCAGATTCCGCCACAAGTGCAGATGCAATATGGGCCAATGCTTAATCAGGTGGCGAAAGTAGAAAATCAAATTAGCTATCTGGATATGGACATTGTAATTGAACAGGTCCAGCATTCGGCAATAATGCAGCAAGAGCAATTCGCCGATTTGGTAGAAATGGCTAAGTTAGCGGGTCCGCAAGCAATACCTGTCGAGGCATTGATTGAAGCCAGCGGGCTACGTGATAAGGAAAAGATACTTAAAAAGATTGAAGAGAGCAAACAACAGAATGCTCAACAGAATATGCAGCAAGCAGAATTGATGGCTAAGAAAATTGCTGCTGAAATTGAACAAAGTCTAGCTGCTGCTAGGAAAGCGGACGCTGAAGCGCTGATGAAAACTATCGAGGCGCAGATACATGGGCTACAGGCGCAGACGTACGGTCTGTTGACTCCCCCAGTTCAACTGCCGCCAGCGATGCAACAGAATCTACCGCCGCCAGGTATGCCAGGGCAACCGGGCATGATGGGCGAAACACAGGGCGTCCCGCCTTTCCAGGGACAGTTGCCGCCGGACTTCACGGGCGTATGAGGTGATGTATGGATATTGATATGGTAGAAAAGACATTAAATTTATCGGTACCTCCGGAAATATTTAAAGAATTTTCTGGGATACTTCCTGATATCTTGTTTTATCGTAACGATGGTAGACACGTGTCAGTACGCGCTAAAGATAATAATGTCTTTGAATTTACTTTTCACTACAGTGGTGAAGTAACTGACGCCGAGTTACGGGCGGAAGGTGATGTATGACTGGTTTTAATGATCTGTTGAATGCTGACGAAACGGGCGAAGATATAGTGACGCCGGCTGCTGAAGTTGAAACAGAAGGCACCCAAGACTCTCAAGAGTCTATACCTGTTGTAGAGGCTGAGAAAACCGTACCGCTTAAGGCACTGGAAAGCGAACGAGGGAAAAGGCAGGGCTATGAAAATCTGGTAGCTCAACAGCAACAGCAGATTGATATTCTGATGCGGCAAATTGCGGCTCAACAGCAACAGCAACCACGAGAGCAACCCGCTCCGGTGGACCTGCTGCTGAATCCCGATGAATGGCAAAATCGGCTTTTCGGTGCTCTAGAATCGGTAGTCCAGCAGCAGACTTTTAACCGGACTCTGGCGCTGTCAGAGGAGGTTGCACGCGACAAGTACGCCGATTATGACGAACTCATTGACGGCGTTTTTAAGCCCGCTGCGGCTAAGAATCCTGAGCTTATACAAGCGTTATACAAGGCACCGGACCCTGCCAAGTATGCATACAAGCAAGCCAAGAGGATGAAATTGGAAAGTGAGGAAGGCGAACTGGATGTAGACAAGCTTAAAGAAAAGCTGCGGGCTGAATTGCTGGCTGAGATGGAAGGGAAAAAGGAAGCATTACAAAAACAGGTAAAGATTCCTGAGAGTCTTGGGAGTGTGGGGGGGTCGTCAAGCCGGTTGCATACTGGCGGGAATGATCCTTCTATTAAAGAATTATTCGGGCGTTAGCTCAGGTAAATTATGGCTGAAACTAGAACAACTCAAATACTGAAACTCCAAAAATGGGAGAGTCAGTTTTTTTCTGAATACATGCGTGAGGGTCCGTTTTCTCAATATATGGGGGCGGGTCTGAACAATATAATTCAGGTCAAGAGCCAGCAAGTCGCCACTGGCCAATCCATTGATTTTCCGTATATTTACGGGTCAAGATCGGATGGGGTAACCGGATCGACCCCGCTTGAAGGTAACGAAGAGGAGGGGACCCAGGACTCCCATCGTATTTATACCACTGTTCGCCGCAAGGGGTACAAGCTGGTAGAGGAACAGATGGAGTTATCGCAGATCGATCAGATGGATGCGTATCGAGAGCAAGCGTTGATTTGGGCGAAGACAAAGCTGCGGAATGACATAATTCAGGCGCTGTTGTCAATATCTCTAAAGGTAGACCCGTCTACTACAGGCATCGTGAATCACGCCGTGTACACATACGGCGTCACGGGAGCAACGGCGACAACGGCGAATATGAATTCCTGGTGCGCCAATAATTCAGGTCGGATTTTGTTTGGCGCAGCCGAAGGGAATTACAATGCAACCTTCCTAACGGGAATGGGAAACGTTGATACGTCTGCAGACAAGATGACTTTCAGCGTTATGGACATAGCCAAACTGATGATTAAAAAAGAGGATTTGAATCCTCATTATTCTCCTGTCGTTGGGGATAAGAAATTCTCTTCCAAAGAGACATACGTTGCTTTCATGCACCCCATTGCGTTCCAGCATTTTAGGGATAGCTTGATTGCGTCGGGTAGTGGTTATGCCCTACAACAGGCCGAAGTTCGTGGGAAGGACAACCCGTTGTGGACGGCTGGAGATCTTGAGTGGAACGGGATGCTGTGTCACGAGTTGCAGGGGCTTCCAACTTTGGCTGGCGGAAACGGTGGCACCTTGACGGTTCCAACGTTCCTTTGTGGTGCTGGCGCTATCGGGCTGGCTTATGCACAGAAACCCAAGGTGATCACCGAGAATACCGACTACGGCGAGCGGGTTGGGGTTGGTATCCGTACACGCTATGGTGTTGATAAATTGGCCTACCTGAACCCAGCCACTGCTCAGAAGGTTCAGCATGGCGTTTTAACTATTTTCACGAGCGTGGGGGCTTAAAAATGGCTGTTTTTACATCGTCTAAAGGCGTAGCGAGCGTTCCGGTGTCTGGTCATGGTATTGGCGGAAATACGAAAAGCGCCTTTGTTTCGTATTCTATCGCGGCTAATCCAACGGGCGGGTCAGATTCGTTGCGGCTGTTTCAACTTCCTGCTGGCTGTACCGTCGTAGGTGGAAATTTGTGGTGTAGCGATATTGACACCGGCACGGAGCAATTTGACGCAGACTTAGGATGGGAAGCTAATGGGGTCGAAGCTGTCGATACGGATGGCTTTGGAAACTTTGGTACGTGGGCCACTACCGCCGTAACTAACGTAAAACCGGAAACTGGAACGTTTCGACCTCTCGGCGGAGTGATGTTTTCCACCGGTTTCCCCCATTTCACGAACGCGACGTGGGTTACAATAACCTACATCACTGCGTCGGCAACTTTTGCGGCTGGAGTTATTTCTGTCCGCATTGATTACGTTATGGATTGACGTTAGTTTATTTTTAAGGGCGGGGGCTTACCCTCGCCCATTTAAGAAATTATGGCAACTTACATTACTAAAACTCAACTGGCGCGTCTTGCGATGGCGAGACTTAGAATTCTTGCGCCAAACGAGACGATAGATGTTGAAGACCAAACCACTACAGAACTGGAAATTGACATAGCGAAGTCGAGATTAGAATCATCCATATTTAACGGCGTGACACTATGGACTAATGATAATTATATCCCCTTGACGATTATCGAGGGGTTTCTGATGGCGTTTATTCCTATTTTGGCGTCTCATTATCAATCGATAACCGTCCCGTTTGATATGGCTGGAGAGGGTTACAAGGAACTATGCCGGCAATTAACCAAGAGCTACAACCCAGACACGGTCAATGACGAACCGGAGGAACCTGAGACGGAATTATTGTTGGATGCGGCCACCGCTACAGGATACGGCAGCGCATTTGAGATAACGTCGCCTATAACATTCCAGGCGTGGATAACTGGCGATAGCGGCACAATATCGGCAACTGTTGCAATCTACGGCAGCAATGACGCAACGGTTGAAACATCGCCGACGATTGCTGCTAAAACGCTGCTGTTTACGTCTAGCGCGCTAACAGGAACAGGCGTTGGAGTCGGGACTGCAATAGTGGCTGAATCATTTATTTGCAATACGCAGTATCAATATTACGTTGCTTACGTGTCGGCAATAAGTGGCACTGACGCAACCGTTACAGTTTCTGCTTTGGGGAAATAGAATGGGCGTAACCTTTGGGAGTGGTGGTACAATGTCAGTGGGATTTAATACCCCATTGACTGTAATCGGGTCAGTTTATCCCGTTGTCGCGGCTGCTGATTTACCCGTCAGTGGTTCGGTTGGTCAAATATACGCAATAAC